TTATCATCAGCAACACAGTCCATAAAGGAATCAGTAATATTGACAGCATTATTAATATTAAAACACTTCCTATTACTATCCCCTCCAGTAGGTACTCGAAGATTGATGAACTCGAGAATATCTGGGTGAGATATGTCTGTATACGCTGCATAGCTTCCCTTCCTTGTTTTTCCTTGTTTATATGCAGTCATAGCACTATCTGCAACTTTAATAAATGGAATAGCTCCCGGAGCTTTATCAGATACTGGTCTGACATCACTCCAGTGACCTCCTACTCCGCCACCTTTAACACTTAACCAAGCCAATTCAGATTGATGCTTAATAAGTCCATCTAGTGTATCAGGCACGTAAGAAAGAAAACAAGAGATAGGTAATCCTCTTACTTCTTCATCAGGTGCTGGTGCATTAGATAAGATAGGACTACTAAACATAAACCAACCTTGACTAACAGCATCATACAATCTTTGTGCTAAATCCATATCACCACCACAATAAGCTACACAAGCTCTTGCATATGCTTCTTGAGGTGATTTCTCTTTACCTCTTAGATAGTAATTAGTGACAAGTTCAAGTGCCTGTTTAGACAGTTTCTTATCTCTCTTTCTATCTATGATAATTCCTAAATAACTACTTTTCATCTTCTGGTTCTATCTGAATGTTTAAATACTTGTCATCACCTTCGTAATATGATTTGTATGTTAATCTTCCTGCATCAAGCATTTGTATTCCATCTATGATACCTTTACCGTAACGTTGCTCACCATAAAAGTAAGATGCAACACCACCAGCAAGAGCAATTAATCCTACAATAAGTAGTACTGTTTCAATAGCCATCTCTGTATTCCTCCTCTAAATATTCAAACTTGTCTTCTATTATATCAGAGCATCTATCGACTATGTCAGCAGATTTTAAATCTAATACTTCTACAAGAATTGTTTCTTCTTCACTCTCTAGTTTTTCACAAAGTTCTTTAAACGTTAACATCGATTAATCTCTCCAAATACCACTTAGCCTTTTTTAAATCTTCAAGACCATTCTTGTGTTTATATCTAGAGACATATTTAATTATGTTACCTTCGAGATAGTTAAACTTCTGGTCAAGTATATACTCTATCACTTCTATATTCCCTTGTTTGTAATGATTGGGATTGATGTTGTCCTTCTCCATACTTACTCCTTAGATAATTAATACTAACTGGTAACTCATCAAAGCTACCATCATCTACTTCATTAAGCATCCACAAACCTGCCCAAGAACCATTAGTCTGAGGATTGAGATAATCTTCATCGTGTAGATAATATATACCTGCAAACAAACCAGTAACATTCTTACCGTCTGCTCTTCTGCCATATGCAATGTCTCTATCTTGAACGTGACCCATTACACAAGACATCATCTTCTTCTGTATAAGTAACTTAGCATTAGTGACTGGTCTACCCATAACACCTGATACAAAGTAGTGACTGTAACAGATACCATCAATCACTGCAGTTTCTAAAAAGTCATATACTTCCCAACCCATATCATCTAACTGTAAATCCATATAACCAATTAGACCTTCTAGTTTAGGGTCAGCTTCAATAGCTCTTTCAATTCTGTATTCGTGATTACCTAGTAAGAATATCATACGTGGATTCCATTGTTTCTTTTTGTTTTTACGTAGTCTTTCTTGTTCCATTCTAATAGGTTGTAAGAATACTTCCATTGCATCGATACCTGCATAGATGTCTTTAGTGTATCTTCTACCTTCAAAAGACTTCTTACCAGTATCATAAGTAGATAGTGATGGCATATCCCAGTGGTCACCTAAGTGTACAATTACTTCAGGTTTCTTATCTGCTGCATATTGACCAGCCCATCTTAAGTGTTCAGTTCTACCATCAGGTTTACACTGAGTATCAGGAATGATTAAGTGTTTCATTTTTTCTGACTCCAAAGTTTAGGTAATGTTTCCGGAGAATAGAATTTAAATCCATTCTTCTTAGCCCACTCTTGCATAGTAAACTTACTACCATCTGCACGTCTTTTAGCGAATGGCATAGCTGTTGTAGGTTTCTGGAAAATGAATCTAAGTTCTTCATTACGTTTGAGAGAGTCACGTATATCAACATACTTACGTGCTTCATCTCTTGTTCTGAATCTGCCTTTGACTTCGATGTAGATTGTTTTAGTTTTAGTTCTAAATACAAAGTCTGGCTCATAGTTTCGTACTTGTGTATATTCTATACAGTCAGGATGATAGTCACAGGCTTTAAGATGTTTATATAAATCATATTCTAGCCAACTATCAAACCCCTTCGGTACATTCTTTCGTGTTCGTTTCATAAGGAGGTTTCCACATTTCGTCAGGCTTTCTGCGTAAATACAGAAGCTGTCCATTTTCTAATGCTCTATCCTCCCCTAAATGTTCGACACAAACTTGCCACATTTCGTAGGGTGTTTTATCCTTTAGTAACTTACCTGCTTTAACTACACCAATGCCTTTGACACCTATGATGTTATCGATTCTGTCACCTGTCAGGAACTGAGAATAAAAATTCAAATCAGCATCGCTTTGTTCTACATTGTATAAATCTTTCTTTACAAAGTTATAATGCCAACCTGTTAGTTGGTCGAAGTCTTTATCAAGAGAAACAATTACAGCATCTTCACCAAGTTCAGTTGCTCTGATAGCAATGCTGTCATCTGCTTCCTGACCCTCCGATACATCTGCACCCCATTCATCAATTAAGTATTGACGTAGTGACTGCAAATGTACTGGTTTAGGTTTACCGGAACGATTACCTTTATAAGGCTCAGTAACAGCAATGTCATATCTAAAATTGTCTTTACCAGTGAGAAAGACTTCTACCGATACGACCTTATCAAGTTCTAACAAAATGTCAGTGATAAAGTCGTGGATAGTGAAGTGTGCTACAGATTCTTTTTCGTGTTCACAGGCGAATCCGACTCTATAGCACAACATATCACCATCAATCAAAGCAACCATTTTATAGAACTTCTACAGATGATTCTTCGATTGAATCAATAGCATCATCCCTATATTCAATTAGGTCTGTTACTACCAATTTAGCAATACCAGCACTTGTACCTTTAGCACCAGTTGGAGAAGTCCAACCATATGGCTTAATAAGTACGTCAGCCTTAGATTGATTGGCGACTTTTACATTAATTACATCACCGTTCTTATCATAAGCACTGATTGGGTACTTAGTAGATTTACAAGTAATGAAGAAACCTCTGTCATCATCTTTAGTTCTGACTTTAATTCCTTCAGATTCAAGTTTGTCTATTTGTGCTTCGTTAAGATTACAAACATCAACTTGATACTTACCAGATAGATTATTTGTTTCAGACAAGAATGCCCAATACAAGTCTACGTTAGTTAATTTAAACATATATGCTCCTTTTTATAAAGTTACACTAATATTATATCACAAAACTTAGTGAGTGTCAAACCAAGTTTTACCTATTTTTGCTTCAGACTCTACAGGTAATCTAAATCCTAGTTTTTCTCCTGCTCTCTCTGATGCCCTCGTCATAATGTTAGCAGTCTGTTGTGCATACTGCTCAGGCACTTCAATCTGTATTTCATCGTGAACGAATGCTACTTGCTTAGCAGGTATGTTAGCACTCTTTAACATTCTATGTGCTTCTACACACCATTGCTTAGCAATTATAGCTCCACAAGATTGTAGTAAACTATTCAATGAAGCGTGTTCACTACGTATCCTGATTCTTCTACCATCTAGTGCCGGTAATGAGCCAGTACTAGATATTCTTTGTACTTTTAGTATTAGTTGTTTTAGCTTAGGTGTATTCTTATAAAACTTATCTAGTGTTACCTGAGCTTTAGCAACGCTTGTATTTAATATAGTTGATAGTTTAGTAATACCACAACCATACAATAAAGCATACACCATTGTTTTAGCAGTTGGTCTGTCAACACCTGCTGCATCTGCATTGGTTTGATGTATGTCACCATCTAATATTTCTTTAGTGTAGTTATCATCTTGCATATAGTGAGCAAGACATCTTAGTTCTATACCGCTGAGGTCAGTACCGATTAATACGTTACCATCATCAACAGTCCAGCACTCTCTACATTCTTTACCATACTGACTACTAACACTAGGTATCTGTCCCATATTAGGATTAGAGTGTGTCATTCTACCAGTAACAGCACCATTACTAATTACTCTGCCGTGTACTCGACCATCATCATCAGCGTGGTCTAACCAAGACTCTACAAGTCCTACACGTTTTTGTAGTAATAAGTATTCATTAATTAGTTTAGCTTCCGGAAGGTCAATCTCTTCAAGTACTTTTTCATTAACTACTATCTGACCTTTCTCAGTTGTCTTAGTAAACTTTACACCAAGACCTTGTAAGCGTTTAGCAATCTGTTGCCTAGAGCCTACGTTAAATACTTCAACATCATCTTTAAGTTGCTTACCAGTTTTCTCACTAAAGCGTTCAGTGATGATTGGAGGAAATACTTTCTGTAATTCAGTTTCAATCTCAATCATACGAGCTTGAAAGAATGCTAGTAATTTAGTTGCTTTAGGTATGTCAAGTTTGAATCCATTCTGCTCTTGTCTTTGTATGTGCATAGCTACTTCGTGTTCTAGTTGTATAGAGTCACCAAAGTTCTGCATTTCTTTTACAAGGCGTTTGTGAGTAGCTTCAAGTACTTCAACATCACGTGTACAATACTCAATCATTTCATCTGTCAAACCTGAATCAAAATCTTCTACATCGAAGTCAAGTTTGTGAAAGCCAAGACGTTTACCCCAAGCTTTTAAGGAGTGTCCACCATCTATATTAGGGTTAAACAGTCTTGACATCACTAGGGTATCAACAGCTTGAGGTAAGGTTATGCCTACGTTCCAAACCTCTCTTAATACCCTTGCATCAAAACCAATAAGATTATGTGCAACAACTTTATACGAGGAGATATATTGTTGCAGTCCAGTAGGGGAAGTCCAGACTTTTATTTCATCATCTTTCTTAGTCACACAGCACCATATTCTATCGTGTGCTAAGTTGGTTTCAATATCTAAGTAAATCATCTATATTTTTTATGTTCTGAATAAATTTCAATATTATTTATACTAACATTATAACAATCACTTTTAACTACATAGTTATTATCTGGGTCAATTTCACCTTTTTTTAATAACAAAGAGTTTTTAAAGTAAGTTTCTTTAGGTATTAATCCTATAAACCAAGCTTTAGACATATCTGATAATATTCTAACAAATGCATAATAGTGACATTTTTGTTTAGTATTTAATTTAGCAATACTACAATCATAATATTCTTTAGGTCTTACTTTAGTTCTTTTAGTTTTAACATCAACAGTCTTACCATCAAACAAAGTCAAATCATAATCATAACTATTAGTTTGTTTTCCTTTTAATAATTTACGTACTAATACTTCACCTAAAAATCCTGCAATGTTACCATCACCTTTAGTAATACTGTTATTTAATTTTCCCATTTCTTTAGCTAATTGTTTAGCTTCTTCAATAGATTCTTTAGAGGGTATTATTGTAATCATATTTCCTCCTCCATATCTCTTTCTATCATTCTACCAGTATTATGATTATATAGTAAGCTACAAGCCTGACCAGTAATACCACAGAATCTATTCTTTAATACTCGTACGTGTGTAGTGTTTCTTTCAATAGGGTCTTCGTGCTGTCCGTTTCTCTCTAAACCTATCACCATATCAGATAGTTGTGCAATTGACCCTGAACCTCTTAGTTGAGCTAGAGAAGTAACTGCACCTTCTTCGTGACCTTTACCATCAGGTCTTTTAAGATGCGATACAACAATTAAGCCAATGCCAGTTTCTTGTACCATCATTCTTAGCTTTGTCATAATCTCATCTAATGCTCTTCTTTCATCACCACTTGCTTGAGCAGATACAACAATTGATACGTGGTC